CTTCAACGCCTTTAATGAGGGGCGGTGTCACGCGGACACAGGTGCACGGCGCATCGGGGAAACGGCTGGTATCCAATCCAACTCCCTCTTTATACTTTGGGAACCATTTCGGTGATTCCAAATTTAGTTTTGCCCTCGGGTAAGAAGAATTGCAGGATACCAGTAGTTTTTATGTGGTCTAGCTGTATTTGCGAATCGGCGTAGATCTTATATCCTACTTCACGGCAAATTTTACAAAAGTAAAAATCTTCGCTATATCTGCGTCCACCTAGAGTTCCCATCCAGAAAAACTCGGTAGCGGTCTCTCCGCGGAAACCTACGTCCTCTATGGTGAAATTCTGGCATAATCCGCTCACGGCAAGTGTATTTATCACTTCTGAGTCTATGCACATAAAACCTGTGCAAAGTTCCACAACTTCCCAAAGTTCGGGAAATTCCTTAGACCAGCGTAGCCAACCGTTATAAGACCAGCTTAAAGTCTTGCCTAAGCGTGGATAAAGCCCGCCTACGATACCTACAGGGTATTGAACTACCCTAAGTATGTCATCGGCAGTAAATTTTACATCTGAGTCAATAAAAAGGAGTTTGCCACAGTCGGAGTGGCGAGTGCGCCACGCATGAATCAATAAATTGCGGGCATGGGCTACATCGCATCCTCCCATTGGTACTATGACAAACTCAAAGTCTTGCAGTCCTGACGCTATGAGGGACATAAGAGACATACTTGTCTCCCATCTGGTAGAGCCGTCCCCTATAGCCATACCGATCATTATACGCTTTTTACTTGGAGTATTTGTTTGCATGATACATTTAATGCTTGAAAGACTTATATCCATACGTCAAGAGATTTTGAATACATGACACCCGCGAGCAAAAGGGTAAACGGTTTGAATGAACTTTTAGAAGGTATCTTCGCCGGCGACCCCACAGGACAACAAACCATTTCCCTGCCATTCACCCTTGCAGAGAGTAGCTCCTACACGCCTTTAACGCTCAATCGTATCTTACTTTCTTACTCATTTATGAGTATCGGTCTAATTCAGACCGTGATTAAGCAACCAGTTGAAGACGCGTTTCGTGGTGGTATTGAGATTATTTCGGATGAACTCGATGAAAAAGAGATCGATTTAATCCAAAACATGATTAAGCGGACTCGCACCCGCAGTACTAAGTTTAAACGTCCAATTAATCCAAATGCTGCAATTCACCGCGGGGTGTCCGATATTGCAACAGCAATGAATGTTTTAGACTGGAGCCGTCTTTATGGTGGTGCAGGTCTAATTATTAACACAGATCAAGACTTTCAGACAGAATTAAACGTAGATAGTATCAATGCCGATACTCCGCTTGAATTTATCGCAGCAGACCGCTGGGAGCTAATTCTTAGCCAAACTAACATTTTCGATGAGCGTAACCCAGTTCCATTCAATTTTTATGGAATCCCACTCCACCGTTCTCGCGTAATCAAGGTTCTTGGTGTAGAAGCTCCTTCTTACATTCGTTTACGCTTACAGGGCTGGGGTATGTCTGAAATTGAGCGTTGTATTCGTGCAATCAACTCTTTTACAAAATTTGAAAATCTAATCTTTGAATTACTCGATGAAGCAAAAATCGATGTATTTAAGATTCAAGGCTTCAATGATAGCCTTTTAACCCCTGAAGGTACTAGCAACACACAAGAGCGTGTGATGTTAGCTAATCGTCTTAAGAATTACCAGAACGCTTTAGCGATGGACGCTGAAGACGATTATATGCAAAAGCAGCTTTCATGGGGTGGTTTAGCAGAAATCTGGGAACAACTACGCTTAAACTTATCATCGGCACTAAAGATTCCGATGAACAAACTATTCGGCCAATCAGCTACAGGCTTTGGCGGTGGACAAGACGCACTAGAAAATTACAACGCGATTGTAGAACAAGTCCGCAATGACGCGGAACCAGTATTAACCGAGATCATTGATCTGCGGATGAAGCAAGCTTTTGGGTATATTCCTGAGTATCAAATTAAGTGGCAGCCTCTGAAAGTTCTTGATGGTGTCCAAGAGGAACAGGTCAAGACTTCAGTGCAAAACCGAATCATCCAGCAATTCCAAGAACGTCTAATCACAGGTCTCGAAGCTTCAAAGATGCTTAAAGCCGAAGATTTATTACCAATGGATACGGAAGTATCTCAAGGTATTCGTGACGTTGAGCCTATGGCAATGGTTGAAATGACGGCGGCTAAATCTCAAGAAAATAAAAAGCCTGAAAAAAGTGATAAGTGAAACGAACTCTAGCCCCGATCGTTCACAAAGATCAATATACTGATCTTATTGAAGCCGACCTTTTGGAATATCTAAAAGAAGTCGTCTTTGATCCTATATTTGAAGAAGCTAGAGAAGAAGATCTTCCTATCAGAGAAAATGATACGGAAGTATTAAGGCTAGCTTTAGAAAGTGGTCAAATTTGGTATGCCGATGGCGTATTTACTGGCAACTTTAATGCAGCCATTTCTAGGGAACTTCGTAAGCTAGGAGCTGTAAAAGTTGGTAATGGCTTTCAATTAGCCCAGCAGGACATACCGCTTAACTTAAGACAGGCTATTATGGCCTCTAAAGCTAAGTCCGAAAAGCTACACAAGGCACTTATTGTGCTTTTAGAGGTTATGGCGGTTAATTTGTTATTAGCACCAACTGGTATCAATTTCTCAAATACGGTTGACAGAATTGGAACAGACCTTCAAAAGCAGTTTTTAGACACAGTAACCGACATTAAGGGTATTACGGTATCTTCTGAAGTTCCTGCGGGGATTTTAAAGACCATGCGTGAACGCCTTGTAGAGGGAACTGATTTCGAAATCAAAAATTTTACCTCTGAATTAACTCAAGAACTTCGTGCTAAAGTTCAACAAAATCTTTTCGCTGGTGGCAGAGCTGATAGGCTTCAAAAAATCCTTGAAGCAGAATACGGTATTGCCAAACGTAGAGCAAGATTCATTGCTGAAAACGAAACCAGTCTTGCAGTCAGTCTGTTCAGACAAGAAAGATATAAAGAAATCGGCAGCACGCAGTACATCTGGGGCACGTCCCATGACGCGAAAGTCCGCAAAGACCACGAAACGCTCGATCAAAGAGCCTTCAGCTGGTCAAGCCCTCCCATCGTTGATACAGCCACAGGTCGCAGGGCGAATCCGGGCGAAGACTACAACTGTCGCTGCGTTGCAATCCCGATAATAAATTACAATGACTGACGTATTAGAAGCATCAACAACACAACCATTCCTTCGCACTGCTGAAGGAGATAGCTTATTGCGTTTCAATTTTACCACCGCGTCTAAATTCCGTTCACGTTTTATTGAACCCGGGATTATCTCCTATGCAGATATGCAGAACGGTGGTATTGAACTTCTCAGAAAAGAGACCATAGACAAGTGCCTACAAACTGCTGTAGGAAATCCACTCACTATTGGTCATGTAGATATTAGCCAAGTCGATCGTACCGAAGTAGAGAATGGTATTGTTGAATCAGTATCCTACGACCCTAAAGACGGCTGGTATTATTGCGAAGGAACGGTTGATACCGATTCTGCTAAATCAAAAATGCGTGCAGGACTTCGCCCATCATGCGCGTATGAAGTAACCTCTTTCGGCCCCGGCGGCGTGTATCACGGTATTCGATACGAGCGTGAAATCACAGGGCTAAAATTTCAGCACCTAGCCATCGTGGAAAAACCCCGGTATGAAGGCGCTGTATTTCGTTTAAACTCGTTCGTTTCAAAATCAACTAACAATATGTTAAAGATATTCCAAAAAGCTCTTGAACGCCTTAATGGTGCTCAGGACACAAAGTCAGAAAAAGTAACAGAAATTCCGGGTGAGACATTAGTCGAAGTCGATGGCAAGTCGGTTCGTATGAATGATCTTATGTCCGTGTGGAAAACACAAAAAGGCCAAGTTTTCGAAGCATCAGCAGATGATGAAGTAGAAATCGATGGAAAACGTATCCGTATGCACGAGCTTGTAAATTGTTACCGCTCGTATGCAGCATCCTGTGCTTCTGGTTCAGATCATGCTCATGCAGGTCATATGAAGCACGAAGCTGGTCATCCTTCATCTGGTGGCGAAATGAAGCACGAAGCTAATGTTGATACACATATGATACATGAAGCTGCAATGTCTGGTATGCATAAAAGCGATTCATCGATGCATAAAAACGATGAACCCAACATGGAAGCTATTCACAAAACAGACAAAGGTGAACCTGATCCAGCAGATCAAGAAGAGCACAAGCGTGAAAAAACCGTTGAATCAATCAACCGCGATAATTCCGCTGCTCCAGCAGTCGCTGCTGTAATTCCAGTTGCATTACCTGCAGTTCCTGCAGCTAAATCCGAAGAATATTTCCTCAAACTAAGCAACGCTCGTGAGAACGCTGCTATATCAATTGTTTCTCCGTCAACGAAGAACGCTGGTAGTCTCTTGGATCGCGTCGTATCGGGCCAAAGCCGCTACGGTTCCTCCCCTGCGATTCCTAGCAAATAATCAACCTAATATAATATCATGGCTCAGTACACGCAAAATCAAAATCAGTTCGCCCAAACCCTTATGTTGGGTCAGGTGAGCGAAATCCCAAACCCAGATGTGGTTTCGGCTTTATTCAATCCAAGCTCTTCAGCAGTTCTTCAGAATGGTTCCGCTGTAAAGCTTATTACCGGCACATCTCCCGGTATCTTAATCGATGCAGTTTCTGGCCCAACAGATGGCCCAGTATTCGGCGTAGTTACTTACAACCTACGAAAGAACATTTACTCCGCTGGTGACACAATCGAAGTCGCAGCAGGTGGTAGTTATGTAGTTCTTGAATCATCCGCAGCAATCGCTCGTGGTGCTAAAGTTGTATCAACTGCAGCTACTACAGGTAACGACCCAACCGTTGCTACAGTTTCTTCAGCTTCCACTCAGTACATCACTGGTGTAGCTATTGACACTGCTACAGCTTCGGGACAACTACTCCGTGTTAAAATCCAACCTTCCTTTAACGGAACAGTATAATAATTAACTAAAGGAAGTTTAACTATGAAATCAGTATTTTTCCAAACAACCGGTTATGATGCACAGGGTAAGGCTATCAAAGAGCCAGTATTCTTAAAGCACACAAATAACCGCTCAATCTTCAAAAATGGTCTTCGTGAAAACGGTGTGGATCTACGCTTAAACGCTGCAGGCGATACCGCTGAAAGCGCAACAGGCTATCAGATCGTAACCGACACTCTGACCTACATCAAAAAGCAAATTTCCGAACAGAAGTTTTATGAAGTACCAATAGCGGACTTCATTCCAACAGCTGTAGGCGATTGTGCATTTGCTGCTAACTTACTAACAAATCGTACATACCAAGTTGCTGATGACTTCGAAACAGGTAACATCCGCACTGGTGCAAGCAACAGCCGTCTTGCTCAAGTAGACGTAGCTATCGACTCAAAGACTCTCAAGGTCGTAAATTGGGCGAAAGCAATTGACTACACGATTTTTGATATCGAACAAGCTCTCGTTGCTAACAACTGGGATCCAATCGAGCAAAAACATCGTGCACGCAAACGTAACTGGGATTTAGGTCTTCAAAAGATCGCTTTCTTAGGTTCCGCAGTTGATACAGGCGTTGCTGGTTTATTGAACAACACAACTGTTAATGTAAATACTAGCGTAATTACAGCTAACATCAGTACACTAACTCCTGCTAACTTTGCTACATTTGTTGCTACGCTCTTAACAACCTATTTCAGCAATACGAATTCAACGGCTCTGCCAACACACTTCGTAATGCCATATAGTGATTATCTTGGATTGATGACACCAGTAAGTCCTACTTACCCAAACATCCCAATGATCAATTATCTTGAGCAAGCTTTCAAAGCTCTTTGTGGCCCTAACTTCAAGATCCTCCCATTAGCTTATTGCGATGCTACGAATAACACCGCAGCAGGTATCAACAAGCAAGTTTATGCTCTATACCGCTATGACCCAGAGTCAGTTCGTATGGACATCCCAGTAGACTTCACAACAACTCAACCTAACTCAATCAACAACTTCAGCTTTGAAGACGTTGCTTATGGTCAGTACACAGGTGTTGGTTTCTACCGCGCTCTCGAAACATTACTATTCACACATAGCTAATAACTAACATGGCTACATCCCCATTGCCCATTCGTACAGTCGCACCAGCAGATAGTGAGCTGGTGCGGCTTTACAATCAAACAGACCGCGCTTTTACACATGGACTTACTTTAGCCGATGAAAGGCATACAGTAATCCAGTATAAACTCGCAGCTCATTCTTTTGGTAAAGTTGCTCCTGAAGTAGCTTCAATGTGGCTCGAATGGTTTCCGAACCAAGACGTAACCGCAGAAGAAGCAGTTACTGCAGTTCAGGGAGCGCGTAAAGAAGCAGATGTTGCCAAAGAACAATTAGCCGAAGCTCAGAAAAAGATAGAAGAACTACAAGCTAAACTCCCGAAAGAGAGTCCAGCACCAAAGTCTCGTAAAAAAGACATAGCATAACATGGCATACACCGTTCCAGCAGTCGCTGATTTTAAAGCCCAATTCGTTAGGGATTTCCCTTACGCATTGCCCGGCTATGGCGGCTCTGGAACGGCTGTTGTCAGTTCTGGCGTTATCACATCAGTTGCTGTTACAACCGCGGGTTCATCCTATTTAGTACCGCCAACAGTAACAATCACCGATCCTACAGGATCTGGTGCAACGGTCACTTGTACCTTGGGTGCAGGTGGATCGATTACAAATTTCTCAGTTTCTTCAGGTGGCTCTAATTATACTGCCCCTGTCGTAGTATTATCGGGTGGTGGTGGCGATGCCAGCAACCCCGGAAAAGTCCAAGATGCAGACATCAATACTGGACTTGCATTAGCTTATGTTAATTGCAATCCTGCGTTTTTTCAGACGCAGCAACTTTATACTTTAGGCTTTCTGTATTTAGCCGCTCATTACATGGTAGTAAACTTGCGTAATTCTATGCAAGGCATAGCAAGTAAATACAACTGGCTTACATCTAACCGCTCTGTTGGTAGCATTACTGAAGGGTATGAAATCCCAGAGCGTGTTCGTAAGTCCCCTATTCTTTCTCAACTGAGTACCACTACTTATGGTGCTCAATATCTCACGATGACTATCCCACAGCTCATCGGCAACTACGCTACTTTCTATCGTCAAACACTGCCGTGAGACCTCCAATAAAACGTGGTTCAATTTCTTTAAAAGCTGGAGACGTTTCTTTGGATCTTTCTGGTTTAAAGATGCTACAAGCTAACCTTGATAAACAAGGTAAGATGCACTCGGAAGTGGGTATTTTCAGAAGTAAAGCTTCAAGACAAAATACTCAAGGTCACAATTTAAGTAATGCTGAAATTGGAGCAGTTCACGAATTTGGTAGCCAATCAAGAAATGTACCTCGTAGGTCTTTCTTATGGGTTCCATTAATTACTCAACTTCGCAAGCGTTTAGCTAAAATTGGAGATGATGTATTTAAAGCTTTATCAGAAGATAAGAGCCTAAAACCTGCTTATCAAAAGCTCGGTTTAGAAGCTGAAGCAGTAGTAGATGGTGGTTTTGCTTCCAATGGTTATGGTAGGTGGCAGGGTTGGACAGGTATGGATAAAAAGTCCACACGCTATGGTACTCGGATTACTAATGCAGCTCGTAGGGCTGTAGGAGCAGAAGGTCTTATTGGCCCAATCCGTATGTCTATTTTAGTTAGAACTGCACAACTTCGTAGATCTATAAGCTCAAGGGTATCTAACAAATGATCGCAATCACTAACGCAGCCTCAGTTGAAGATTTTCGCACTACTGCGGTAGATTTTCCGCGTATGGACGGAGCTATGGGTGGCTGGATGCAATCTATAGTTTTAGGTCTAATTATTACCTTTATTGACCCTTTAACAGGTAAAGCCCAAGAAAGTACTCGTTCAATCACTACTGCGGGTATTTTACAGCCTTTTAATGATGAAGACTTAAAAATCCTTCCAGAAGGCGATCGTTCATGGATTTGGTATAAACTTCATGCTTTACCTACTTTAGTCCTTAATACTAACGATAAAGTCAAATTGCCCGATGGTAATAGCTATCGAGTAATGTCTAAACGCGATTATAGCTTGTACGGCTATGTTGAATACAACCTACAAGGAGATTATGTCACAGCCTGATACAATTTCCTTATTAGTTCAGCTTATTAGCCAGTCTTTGAACCTAGAAGAAGGTAGGGTTCGTAGGTACAATCAAAGGGCTAAACTACCCCAAATCGACAATTTATATATCGATATAGCCTATTTAACGGCTCATATCTTTGGTAATAATGCTCATGCGGAGACCGATCCTGTAACTGGTAATTATAACTGGGTACAGGTTCTTAACCGTAAAGAGACTTATGCCATCAACCTATTCTCTGTTAATTCTGATGCATACGATTATTTAAATCAGGTACTTTTTTGTTTTAAGTCCGATTTAGCTAATCAATTTATGGATCAGTACAATTTTCAGATTGCCCCCATAACATCCGATCCGCAAGATTTAAGCGCGGTTGAAGGGCCAGCGGAGCTGACTCGTATTCAATTTCACGTTACAATTTTACGCGGATACACTCAAACTACTACAATCAACTATTACGATCAATTTCCGGGAACCCCCGCCCTTATCACTCAGCCTTAAAGGATTCGCTATATGCCTACTCTCTCAATCAGTAATATCGTCAATGTCTCGGTTGCTTCTCCACAAGCAACACTTTCTAACTATTCCGTCAATAATCTAGCAATCCTTACTAAGGATGTACCTGTACAAAATTATGGTCATGGTGCTATTGTTGGAGCAGTTACATTATCAGGAACTTCTATTTCAGCTATTGCTGTAACTAGCGGTGGTTCGGGTTATACTACAGCTCCAGCTGTTATTGTAACAGGTGGTGGTAATGGTTCAGGTGCTATTGTTACCGCAACAGTAGTATCTGGAGTTATTACTCAATTCAATGTTATAAATGGTGGTACAGGCTATACATCAACACCAACCATTATTGTAGCAAATTCATATCAAATTTACTCAGATCCAATTTCAGTTGCTAATGACTTTGGTGGATCTAATGGCTCTGTTGAAACCACAGTAATGGCTCAAGCAATTTTTGCTCAAAGCCCAAACATTCTTTCTGGTGGTGGACAATTAATTATTTATGCGATGTCTTCTTCAGACACGCTATCAACTGCACTTACCGCATTATCACAACAAGTATATTTTGGCGGTTCTGTATGGGCAGGTTATTCACCAAGCAATTCAGAAATCGAAGCAGCTGCTACTCTTAATGAGTCTTTCTCACCACCAAGATTACTTGGTGTTTCCAGCGGATCTATTTCCGATCTTCAATCAGTAGCTGCAGGTGGTACAGGACTCTTTACTACAATTCAGTCTGCTACTCAAAAGCACTCGCGTATGATGCTTTATACGCCAGTTGATACATTCCTTGCAAACGGTTACATTTTAAATGCTCGTACTGCAATGGCTGCTTATATGTCGCGTTTAATGTCTACAAATTTCTATGGTACTAATACAACAAGTACTATGAATTTGAAGCAGCTTGCTAATATCCAAGTTGATCCAAACATTAGCCAAACAGTTCTTAACCTCTGTCAAACAGTTGGTGTAGATGTTTATTGTAACATCGCAGGATTACCAGAAGTTATTTCAACAGGCGGTAATGATTATTCCGACAATGTTTACAATTTAGGTTGGTTCGTTGGAGCTAACATGGTTGCTTTATTCAATGCTTTAGCTGGTACACCTACAAAGGTTCCACAGACAGAAGCAGGTATGAGCACTTTAAAAGCTGCTATGAATGGCGTAGCAGTACAAGCAGTTGCTAATGGTTTCTTAGCTCCCGGCGCATGGACTAATTCTTATACTATCGGTGATCCAGTTGCATTAAATCGTAATATCGCTTCAAACGGATATTACATTTATTCACAGCCAGTAGCTAACCAAGCTCCAAGTCAAAGAACCGCTCGCATTGCTCCACTTATTCAAGAAGCAATTAAATATGCTGGTGCAGTTCAATCCGTATCCGCTGTTATTTACGTCAATCCTTAATACTATCCTACCATGGCTTTTATTTCAGTCTCAGGTAATGATACAATCATTATCAACAATCAGCTCCTCACGGCTTTTGCCGATGGGGATAACGCTAAACTAACATTCCCTAACGAGCTTGTAACTGTTAAGCCCGGTAAAAATGGCAACACGCTATTTGCAACTATGGCTGCAGGTCGTCTTGGTGAATTTGTAATCAACCTTATCCGTGGTAGCAGCGATGATGCTTTCTTACTCACGCTTCTTCAGCAGCAAGAAAACGATCTACCATCATTCAATTTACTTGATGGCGTATTTGTAAAACGTATCGGTGATGGAAATGGTAATGTATCTAACGACACATATTCATTAATCGGTGGCGTATTTACAAAGCGTTTAGAAGCTACTTCAAATGTTGATGGTGATACAAAACAATCTGTTGTTGAATATCAGATCAAATTCTCTCAAGTAGGTCGTCAGATCACATAATTCTTTCCTAATCCCCAATCGCCATGAAAGAAGTTAAATTATCATCAGGTGCTATCCTCGGTCTGCAAATGGCAGATTTCGAGGATGGTACTGCATTATATCAAACCCTATGCGCGGAACTTGTAGGAGTTCAGATTCCAATGCAAACCACAGATTTAAAATCTATGGCAGGCATGGACATATCTGTTATCAAAGACGCGTTCCTAAAACTGATGGCTTCAAAAGCTATTTATTCGCAGGTTTGGAAATGCATGAACAGTTGCACTTATGCACCTGCAGGAACAGAGGCTCCACTCAGAATCTTGAAAAACACGTTTCAAACGGAAGAAGCTCGCAAAGACTTTCTTCCAGTTGCGTGGGAGGTGTTATCTTACAATCTCGCCCCTTTTTTCGAAAGCCTCGGATCTCTGTTTCAGGCGCAAAACGGAGTAACAGTAACTCCTCAAGCGTAAAGATTGAGAGTGAATTACCACTCTCTACCTTTATTGCTCTCAGGCTTTCTAAAGAGGGTTATGGAACTCCTCTTGAAATCCTGCGGATGCCAACTGATTTAATTTTAGACACCCTACATTATACTATTGCATTAGCCGAATACGAAGAAACTTTAATACAACTTAATAAGGATAAATCATGACGATAGGCGAGCTACTTGTTAAGTTACGTTTTTCAATAACCGGTGAACAGAATCTATCTGTAATAGAAAACCGTCTTCAAACTGCCGGTAATCTTGCAGGTGCATTAGCTACACGTTTAACAATAGCTACTACTGCCCTTGGAGTAATAGCTTATAAAGCATTAAACGCTTCAGTTGCTTTATCTAAATTCCAGCAAGTAACAGGAATCTCTTCCAGAGATTTACAACAATGGCAATATGC